CGACCGCGCCTTTCACGCCCGGCACAAAGCCCGGCAGCGCCGATACATACGATGAAGCGGTTTCCGCGCCGGGGAAGCCCCATGCGTCCTTGGACAAGGTTCTGAGTTGAGCGACATTGTCGAGCGTGCGCTGTGCGGTCCTTGCCTCGTCGGTCAGCTTGTTGATCCGCGTCTCCTCGCCGGGGCGCAAATCTTGGCTTGGCACCCTGCCCTTGTTCGCCGCGAAGGCCCGCGCCTGATCGTCGTTCATTCCAAGATTTTTGCCGGCCCGATAGTAGCCCTGCACTTCGCGTTCTTCCTTGGTCAAGGCCGGCTCGCCGGACTGTGTCGGCGGCGTAATATCCGTAGCCTTTCCCCTCGTCTTGTTGATCGCAATAACCCTGCCGTCCTCAGTCTTGTACTCATACTCGTCAGGGCTATACATTTTTTGCAGCATCGCGGTCGCAAGCTTCCCGTAAGTCGGGTCTGGCATCATGTCCGCAAGTTGCTCGCGCGTGAGGCCGACAGCCGCAGCGGGTTGCCCCGAAAGCAGATTACTCACAATTCGATTGGCAACAGGATCGGTTGGCGACATGGCGCCGGTCGCCTGCAATTGGCTTGGCGCAATCGGCGACGGCGCAACAGGCGGCGCTTGTGGCGCAAGCGGCACGGCCTGCTGATCGGGCGGCATTTGCCCCGGCGCGAGCGGAACGGCTTGTGCAACGGGCTGTGCAACGGGCTGTGCAGGCTGTGCAACGGGTGGCGCTTGAGGCAATGCCGGCGACGGAGCAATTGGCGGCGCGCCTTGGGTGAAAGCAGGGTCCGGCGCGACAGCGGCCGGCTGGCCGCCAGCGAGAAACGCCGCGCGCGCCGCAGCCTCTTTCCTTGACCTGTCCTCCCAATCTTCCTGCGCGCGCTTCGCATTGGCCTGCTGGATCGCCAATTCCGCTTCGGCCCGCTTGTCGGTCACCGCATAGCGCGCATCCTCACGCGCCCGGTTGAGCGCGCTTTGCTGCATGTTCAAGCCGATTGACGCCAGCGACGGCACACCCGAATGCAAAAGTGTCGCGGTGTCCGCATCCACGCCCTGCCCCAATTTGGAAAGTGCGGCCTGCTTGGCCGCATCCTCTTGCGCCTGCTTGTAGACGTTGCCGAGATTGGCCAACGAGGACCACTGCGATTGATCGACCAGATTGTTGATGTTGGACGATGGAATTTGCAGCGGTGCAATCGCCATTATTGGCCCCCTAGACCGGCGTTAAAACGTCGCGCGTAGTCATCGACCGACGTTCCGAGTTGATCTGTTGCATTTGGATTGTTCATGCCGCCTTCGCCTGCAAACCACGCTTTCGCCGCGCCGGTTGGCCCATACTTGTCGACATACTGACCAAAACGATGGTTGAACACCGCATCCTGTGCTTTTTCATCGGCAAGGAATTGCTCCGGTGTCATCGACGTGCCGAGCGCGGCTTGCGTCCACTCCGGAATGTTGGCGCCCATCACCTGATATTTGCCATAGGCGCGGTCGCCGGTTTTGGTGACTGGCCCGAGCAGATCATACCGCCCGCCGCTCTCGATGCCGGCGATTGCGCGGCTGTAGTTCGATCCGGACGGTTGTGCGGTTGGCGCACTTGGCGCGCTCGCGTATTGCGCGGCAAGGTTGGCGAGCTTGTCATCCGGTTTGCTGTACTGCCCGAGCTTCGACAGCGGCGAGAAATCGAACGCATTGGCTTGAGGATCGAACGCCGGGATAAGCAGCGGCCGGATTGCCATTTATCCCGCCCCGTAGCCCGATGGACTTCCGCCGCCAAAGAGTTGATTGGAAGCCATCTTGCCGATGTTGGAAACGAGGCTGCCCGCAGCCGGGCCACCCATGGCGAGTGTCGCGAGGGAAAGCCCGGCGCCGAGTAGATTTTTCGCACCCGCAGCCTGCCCCGCCGCCACCATGTTGTTGTCGGCCATGGTGCCGCTCGCAACGCCGCTGGCGATGCCGCTCTGATCCTCGCCGTACTGAGTGGCGAGATTGGCCAACGTCCCGTAGCCGGCCGCCTGCCCCTGCGCCGCCGCGCCCGTAGCTTGAACGCCAGTGTTGCCGGCGCTGAGAAGATTTTGCAGCCAAGTGTTGTACTGCTGGTTCTGCAAATTCTGCGTAAACGTGCCCACGTCCTCCGCAGCATTGCCGGATTGCGACATACCGCTGGCGCCCAACTGGCGCAGGATCGCATCGGTGCCGGCAGTCACCGCGCCCGTATAGCCCGGCGCATTGGTGAACGCGGCTTGAGCCGCAGCGGTGCCACCCGGACCACCCGCGCCAAGCGCACCGAGCGCGAGCGTGCCGGCCTGATTATATTGCGTGCCGAGATTGGCGAGCGGTTGATAGGCGCCAATGGCGTTACCAATCGCGCCCGTGCCGGTGCTGTAGCCTTGCGCCAACGCGGGAAGTGCTGTGCCTTGATATGTCGCCAGCGCCCTCGCGTTGGCCGCAGCCGCGTCCTCTTGCGCGCCGCCGCCGAACACAGTGTCAAGGAAACTTGCCATGTGGGTTGCCTTAGTTGGCGCCAGCCGCGAATTTTTTCGTGGTGGCGTTCCAGATCAGCACTTGGCCGGTCGTCATCGTCCCGAAGTTGACTTCGCTAAACAGGTTCGCGAACGCGGCCAGTTGCTGGAATTTTTCAAACCACAGCGGATCGACCCCGTGCGGCGTGTCGACGTTGACGGGTTGGGCCGGAAGAACGATCCTCATCGCAGTTGCTCCACCAGCATGTCGGCGCCCATGAAACCGAAAGACAGCGGCGCGCTTTCCTGCAAGCGCCAGCGCACACCCTGATTTTGCGCCTGTCCCCAAATCGCCGAACGCACGCGGCCATCGGTCAAGGACTGCCTCCCGATCTTGACCACGCGCGGATTGCTCCACGTCTGGCCGCCGTCGCGCGAAATCGAAATTGAAATATCCGGATCGGTCTGCAACGGATCGATGCCGGTCGCCATGCCGACACCTTTGGTCAGATAAAGCTCGATGGCGTTGATCCGGATTTTGCTTGGGAAGGCGTGGAGCGGCCCGGTTTCGATCCGCATCCGTAAGGGATCGCCAAATTCCGTCGCGGTGTTGCCGTCGATCACAGCAAGGTTGCCGCTCTTTCGATCACCGCAAACCCACGTGTTGCCGAACGCCAGAAGCGGAAACATCCCGCGCCAGTATTCGACCAAATGCGACTTGCGCTCGTGCCACGTCTGCAACGTGGTGTCGTATTCCCAACACCAATTCGGCCCCTGCACCACCGCCACGCCGTGGCCCTGAGAGACATAGACCGCTGTCGTGATCACGGTTTTGTCCGGCTCCGCTTCGATCTTCAAATCCAGATCGGGCACAGATACCGGCGTCGGCGTATAACCCGACAGCGTCGACACCTTGGCGTCGTCACCGACGAAAAATATCCCCTTGCCGAAACCATCGTCATGGCCGGCAATGGCGTTGATGCCGACGACACCGCGCGAAATGGTCGAGCCATAGGAAAGCGGGAAGCCCGTCAGGTTGACAGGCTGGCCCCACACTTCAATCGAATTGGCGCCGCACAAAAGCAGTTGGCCATTGTAGGGCACTGGCCGATAGAGCGTGTCGGGCTTGCTCTGCGCGGTCGCGAAGTTGAGCGCGTTGATGTTGGTCGGATTGGCGCTGGTGTCCGGATCGGACGAGAATACTTGCGCGTTGGGGTAGGTGAAAAAGAAAAAGCCGAGCAGATAAGTCACGGCGCTTGGCGAGCCGACGATAAAGCCGCCCGAGCCGTTCGGATAGGACACCACCGCGTTGTTGGTGCCGGGTGGTGACGAGGCGACCGGGCGCGGGTTGATCCAATAGGCGCCGTTTCCGGGTGCGACGATGGCAATGTCCGGCCCTTGAGCGTTGTTGCGCGCCATCGTGACCGGACCCGTGCCGAGCACGGTCCCGGTCAACAGCGTGCCGGCGCCGCCTGCGGCCGAGAAGGTCCACACGTTGTTGTCGATCACCGCATAGATCAGATTGTTGACGAGCAACGCGCCACGGAAATTCACGCCGCCCGTCGTGGCCCATGGCTTGAGCCCCGGCGTGCGCCAGTAGCCATAAGGCTTGCCTGCGGTCTTTGGCAGCGTCTCCGGATAGCAGTTGATCAGGCGACCGCCTGCGGCCTGCGGCACCCGTCCCGGCGCTGTGAGCATGGGAAAAGGAACGTCGACCATTAGAAGTAATTGGTCCGCAAGATTTCATAGGTCGGCGTGACCGCGATCAACTCGCGCAAGCGCATTTCGTGGTCGCGCACCGCATTAAGATCGAGCGGCTGATTGGAAAACTCCGCAGCCGCATAGATCGCGAGAATGCGCGCCACCGTCTCGAAATACAGGTTCGCAATGTCGTCGCGGTCGGGGATCGCAACGATCCGCGATAGCTCCATCAGCACGTCGTCAATGCAGCCGTTGATGGTATCGTGTTCGACAGCACCGAGCGCTTCCCCCGGCACGAATTTGCCGAGGATCGCAGCCGCCTTGTTGATCAGTTCTTCGCTACTGTGCGAGAGCGCCATGAAAAAGGGGCCTTTCGGCCCCTATCTCCTTTTTGCTTTCCGCCTTAACGCGGCCTTGGGTTGTGGCCGTGCTTTCCGTCCGGGTCTTTTTCGCCCGGATAGTCTTTTGGGTCCGGGTGGCCCGGATGCTCCTTGTGCGCGTGAGGCTCCTTGTGCTTGTCCGGCGCCGGGTGGCCGCCCGGTGCCTCAAAATGCTTGTTGGCCTTGACCTGCTCGATCAGGGCCGCATCTTCCTCGCTGTCCAGTTCGGTGGCTTTGCCGTCGAAGAACGTCTTGCCACCCATTTCACAGACTTTGTTGTCGCCCTCCGGGGCGCGGTAGGTCACCTGCACTTTTTCCGACATGGGACTGGTTCCCTCTCTCAATGGTTTAGGTTTCATGTGAAACACCCAAGATTTTTGGGTGTTAGACTACCATCCCGTACAGGTAAAACTCGAAAATGCCGGCCACGGGCGCGCTGGACTGCGTCGCGATCAGCATTTGAATTTCCGTGTCGGAGAAGGTCCGGAAGAAGCCGGTCGATGCCATTGCCGGCATCGCGCCACCGGCCACGCCGATGTTGGAGCCTGAGAGGTAGCGGTTGGCCTGCCCCGCATCGCCGATAGACAGGCTCAAGGCCGGCCCGAGCACCGGCACGGCCGGGCCGATCATGCCGACGATCTGGAAGCCACCGGGCACCACGAAGCACCCGATGACGTTGTTGGTGGTGCCAAGGTCAACGACCGACAAATTGACCTTGCGGCCGAAGGCTTTCATCGTCCGCGCGAAGCCCTGTGCCCCTTGTTGAGGCTGGCCCCAATCTTTCCGATAAACCATTTGGTATCCCTTTCCGGGTGGGGGTTGACTTAAAAGTCAACGGCGCCGGATGGCGCCGTTGTAGTTCGGGAGTTACGGGTTCGGAGGCGCGGCGATGAAGCCGGTCACCATGCCCCAATCAACCAGCGTGCCAAGGTCGGACGCTGGCGCGAGGCTCGATGACTGCGGGGCCTTGGCAATCTTCGCCATGCCATACTGTGCCTCGATGCCCATGCCGGTGATGAAGTCATAGTCCTGATCTTCCAACTGCGTTGGACGCGGCATTTGGCCCATCGCATAGGCCATGGCCGCCTGACCACAGAGAAACACCGGCTCAACGTCGACAGCCGCACCACCCGCCCCTTTCAGGAGCAAGCGCTGCGTGATTTCCGGAATTTCCTTGTAGAGCACGCCATTGTACTTCAGAGCACCGCCCGTGAAGATCGGGTTGGTGTTGGTCGCGTTGTTCTCACGCGCACGTGCATCGCGGTTGGCCTGGAACATCGCGGGATCATTTTGCAGATCACGGAAGCCACGCGAGCCGAGGAAACACACGTACATTTCTTCGTCCAGTTCCGGGATTTCCCAAGGCGTGATCTTGGGGCGCCCGTTGTACTGGCCGGGGTTCGCAGGATCGACACCGGACT